TGCCTGGTCGTAAACATAATCTTCAACAGAACAAGGCAAAGATTTAACAGTACCATCAAACATAAAAAAACCATTTGGTGACATCCAAAATGCAGCACCATCTATCTCAACAGCTGCATTCTTACCAATCAGACCACAGTTTGTACCTACTTGTTCAAAACCAAATGTAAACGGAGCCCCAATAAATTTCATAGTATATAAAGCGTTATCTGTCCAAACTAAAATTGTTTCTTTAGCTTTTAATGCACCTATAATTTTAGTCCCATCTTGCAATCTTTGTGTACCTGCTGAATTAATTGCAGTTACGGTGTAGTCGTTAATATCTTCTTGTTCTGAAAACCTGATAAACATATCATCTTGAGTAGAAGTTGTTCCAATAGTTGTTTCTGTCCCGAGATGAATTAAGTGTCTTGTTGTTGGAGATATTAATGTTACTCTTGTTGCAGTAGGATTTGCTGATGTAGAAAAACCAGATGTGCTTGTAGATGCACGTGTTGTTAGTCTTGCAGTTATTCCCGCGTTCCATGTAAAAGTTTTACCATTTGCAATAGTTGCAACAAGAACTTGTCCAAAATTACTTAATGACCATAAACCTGGTTCAAGAGATACAACTGCAGCTGAAGCAGCTTCTCCCCAATCTACAAAATCTGCAGCGTTAGTAACTACTGCAGCATCAGCATGTGCGGCTCTTGTAGAACCATCTGCTGCTCTAGTAATACCAGTTAGATCATTTGAAGAAATACCGGTATAAGAAATTAATTCTGTTCCAACCTGTATTCTACCAGATGCAGGAAAACCTGATGTAGACGTTAAACTAATATTAGTCGCGGATCCGTTATTACCATTTGTGTTATCTCCTAACGCTCCATCCAAATCATTTGTTAATGCAGTAGAAACAGTTCCATTCCATTCTGATACACCCCAACCATATCCATATGATTGTGCTGCAGCTCCGACAGGTTCATAAGGAATTACACTACATGATCCACCACCTGCAGCGCCGGTTGTAGTTTGTGTTCCAGTTACAATTGCAATTAAAGAAGATGTAATTTTTGTTACTTGAAATAGTTTATCTTCAAATGCAGCATCTGTTAGGCCAATACCACTTGGCACTGTCACATTATCTAATAAAATAATATCTCCTGATTTTAAATTATGTGCTGAAGAAAATGTTAAAGATACTTCTTGACTTTCACTTGCAGCAGACATCACAACACTACCCACTGTAGATTTTACAGGTGTAATGTCGTACAACCGACCTTCAAAATAGATAAGTAAAAATTTATCTGTTCCAATTGCAACATACCTATTTCCATCTAAGTCTACAAATGCAAACTGTCTTCGTGCAACTCCACAGATACTATCTGTAACAAGTGATGACCAGCCACCAACTTTCTCAGGTAATCCATATCTAAAACGAACATTATCAGAATCTACCCAACGAAATTCTGCGCCAGATTCAGTGTTTTGTTTGTCAATTCCTGGAAGAACTTTAAAATCAATGAGAGCCATCTATCAGCTCCTATATCTTATCTTTGTAAGCCCAGCCTCTTGTTGCATTAACAAATACTAATGTAAATGCTGCGCCATTAGTTGATACAGTTAAATTTGAAGCTGAACCTAATATATTAGACCCATTTCTATTGATTGTTAGATTATTAGAACCAAAACCATTTCCACTATCAATAAATGTAACCTCATTACCTATAGCAGGTGAGGCTGGTAATGTTATTGTGACAGGAGCATTTAAACCCCCACCAGTACCTGTTGTATTAATTAATAATTGATCTCCGTTTACCGCAGTATAAGCACTCGGTATTGTATAATAACCTTTTGTAATAGGTCCTGAACTAATATTTGTGCCATCAGAGTACAAAACTATTTTAGATCCAATAGGCATTGCTATACCTGTTCCAGATACTGTTTTAACTGTTAGTGTATAATTTGATGAAGATCGTGCTGTTGCATCTTCTACAATAAACACTCTTTCAGCAGAATCTGGCATAGTCACAGTTCTATTTCCTGTAAGTGTGCCAGTTAATTTGTAATATAAATTTTTACCGTTTGATACAGCAAAGTTATCTAACGCTAATGCAACATTAGATGACGCGACATCTAGAGATAGATATCCCGAAGCTGCTTGTTCTAAGATCTGTAAATTAGTGTTTGTGATGGTACCCCATGTACCAGCTTTTTCACCTGTTGTTATTAGCTCTAATTTTAAATCACTTGACGTACTTGATGCCATAATTCTCCTATGCGTCTGGGTCTATTGGAACCCAAACCTGATTTACTCCTGGTGGTATTGGGTTCCATGATATCACAGAAACCGACCCAGTTGCAACATTTATTTGAAAGCCTGTAGCTCCTATTTTTTGAGCAGGTATAGTTGCTATTGTGCCATTTGCAACATTTATTTGATTACCTGAAACAACAACAATTGGACTTACGATATTACTTCCAACATCAGAAAAAGGTGCCTGTGCAAATGTAGTTGATCCAAAAAACATAATTTATCCTACGGTGTTGGAACAATAGTCCAAGTCTGATTTGCTCCTGTTTGTATTTGACTCCACAATCTAATAGTTGGTTCTGTTGTTGCAATATTTAATTGTGAGCCTGTTGGTATTATATTCGCTTTTGCTACAATTGTCACTGTACCTGTGTTTAAATTAGCCCTGTTCCCTGTTACAATAGCCGTTGCATTTGCTTTAGCTGTAGCGTTTCCAATTGTTAAATTAACTCTGTTTCCTGTAACTGAGAAGTTTGCATCAGCAGATACAGTAACAGTTCCTGTGCCAATATTTAATTGTGATCCATTAGGTAAAATAACAGCTTTACCTATTGTTGTAACGTTACCTACACCTACTTCAAAACCATTACCACTAACAGAAGCTGTTGCTCCTGCTTTAGCTGTAACAGTTCCTGTTGCAAGATCCAAGGCACTACCAGTAGCGGCTACTAATGCATTTGCAACTACAGTTGGATCACCTGTAGAAATATTAACTCTGTTCCCTGTAACAGATACAACAGCTCCTGCTGCAACAGTTACGTTTCCTACTGATTCGTTTATTCTACTTCCTGTAACTGGTACAACACCACTAATAGAAAATGTAACTGAACCTGTTCCTAACTCAACTCCGTTACCTGTTACAGGTAC